CGTACACCTTTGTTTGCCATTCGTGTAGCAAACCTGTTTCTAGGTGGACTCCAAGTATTTGCAAACTTTCTACCTAGTTTGTTCTCTTTCATGATCCCCCATTAAACCACTCTGGTTTACTTGTGTTCTTCCACTTACACATGTATGCCTTGTCTACATTGTAGTAGTTACGATACGCTTGTACAGTATCGTCTGACTTATGCTCATCAGGCATACATTGTGGTGGTGGTGAAAAGAAATCTATTTTCATTTTATCTGGTGTATACTTCAGCCTCAACTTGAGCTTTGCGTCTGTTAAATGTATTTTATTGTAACGCTTCTCATACTCTCCACACAAGTAGTAGAATAACTTATACAACCAATGGTAGTGCCTTGCATTGGCACGAGTCCAGATAGAACTTGGATGGTTCTTATGTGTACTTTTGTATAAGTAATCCGAACACTTATCACCATAAATCTCACGCTGAGAGGTGGAGAGTAACTGTGCATACTCTAGAATCATTTTGACAACGTGCTTGTCGCAATGGTACTCTGCACAAGTTTTCGGGTCAGTATCTAGGAAAAATATATTCATTTCATTAAGTTCCTCTCTTTATTCATCGGTTCCCCCTCTATCACTAAATGGTTCGTCATATCTATGGCTATACCCACCATAGTCTACATCATCACCATGAAATGTAGTCCTTTGTTGTCCTGTATCAAACTGGTACAAGACTTTCTCTGTGTCTATGTCAGGATCGTCCTCCAGACAGTCCTCACATGTCCACTCCATAGTTGAGTCGTCATAGGTAAACAGAACTAAGTCCGAGTCTACAAGATGATCACAACTACTACAATAAAACATTGACATTAGTAGTCCTCTGGTTTAATGTTATCTTCGTCAGATGTGTACTGTATCTTAATNGTGCCACCTCCACCACAATACACTAGCATTATAACTATAATCCCAAGTACACCAGTAACTACCCCACCCCAAAATATAGTGAGGTACACCAGTAAGTCTGGTAACATTAAGAACCACATGACTCCAAGAAGTTTGGACTAACACCGATATCAAGTGTGGCATAATCAAAAGCCTGACTCTTGATGTCACGTACCTTAAAGTTGGCGAGGTACTGGTCACCTTGTTCTACCGACTTGTAGATTACATTCACCAAGTGCTCATGTGCCATGTCCTCAATAGGAATGTACTCATCCTTTGAGATACTGTAATAGCTAATCATGAGCTTTCGGTGAACACCTTTCTTTTGTTCACTCATAAGTTATCCTAAGTTATAGTTAGCTTACTCCCAACTTTTTTGCTCAAGCTGGATGGACACTCCAAGTCCCTCGATAAACTTGAGGGCACTACTTGTGAGTGTAGTAGTACCAAGTAAGTCAGCGTACTCTCGTGCTAACTCATTCTTTGGATAGAATCTACGAGTACCATAATGCATGTACTCTTCAATTTGAATCGACATATACCTCCTAGTTAGGTTTACCAGATACACATGTGTAACTTAGACACATCTTCTGGAGTTGGGAAATGATGTGGATACAACATACTTATGTGACCACACCAGTTATTCCAAAACTTTGCAGAGCCACCATTTGACTCAATAAGGTCTAAATATACACCCGCCTTAATTCTCTTGGTCTTATCAGAGTTACCACTAGTCTGTAACCAGCTTGGTGTACCCTTAGATGCATCTACTTCAGGTAAATACTTCCTGAAGTTGTGTACATCCATACACCCACTCTTACCAGACACCAGTTGTACTACGAATCCAGCTTTAGGTAACCCCAAACCCGGAACCTCTAAGAACAACATCATCAAGTCGTGTGCACAAGTAGCCTTTTTAGCTCGTAAAATGCTCGTCATGCGATCAAACAGGTCTTGCCTATGCTTACGCACGTAATTAATCCCTGTTCTCTTGTTACCCCAAATCCAAGACGATTTGACACCACGCTTACGAAACTCTTTCATCATACGTGGTAACATAGCAGTCTGTACTCTGATACTAGCGAATACAAATGCAATCACTTGCTCTAGGTTCTTCGCATTCTGTTGAGCATGTTTACGCACTAAAGGATTGTGCGTTCCATACATATTATCCTTTCATTATAGGATTAGTCAACAAATTTAACATGATCAAACAATGAACATGCCAGTTTTACCAGTTTACGTGTATCATGCATACGTTGCATGAAAATGGGTCTAGGCTCCCCAAAATCCTGTACGAATACAGGCTTGCCCAGAATGGAACCCATGAATACACCTTTAGCAGTCTCTTTACCATTCTTGCCAGCACGAACCCATTGTCCTACGTGCAAGTTATGGTTCTGCAAAGGTTGTCCATAGAGACCAGTAACGTTTGAAATATAACGCATTTCATCTCCATTACTAGTTGACATTACTAGGTTTTTCAAAGAACCAGACACTCATAACCTAGAAAAGTGTGTCCAGCTTAAGATGAGAGTTGATGTGTTCAGTATCCCTGACTCGGACTATACCCAGCAGGATATAACCATTAGCTATGTGTACATACGGAGTCTAACTATGCCTAGCTTGCCGTCTCTCAGGCTCTCCATTCCACGATAGTACACCAACTCATTAAGTTGTTACCCCGACCTACTCATAAGAGTGGCCTCCACCTACATGCTATATNATAGTTGGAAGTATTCACTCACTAAATAGCTGTAGTTCACCTTTTATTAGTCTAACTATGTCTTGGTACTGGCTCAACACCATAAGGCACTGAACTTAATGATTTTGTACGTTGTAAGTGTCCCACTAAGACCTTAACATCATTGCAAGGTCTAACACGTGTTTTACTAGCATTCCACACACTTGAAGTCTTCACACAAGATGAAGTCTCAGGTATTGGAGCCACACGATAGCGGACACCATCAATCACGATGATTTCCATGTGTTTCCTTTAGTTATTTAATTATCAAAGAACTTTATTTTACTGTACCTTTATTATACACTATCTTAATAAACTGTCAAGCTTTAAATTAAAGTATTCAAACTTGTTTTTTAAAGCTTGTTTTATTTAGTGTACCTTTATTATATCAGAACTTAACAAACTGTCAAGCTTTTATTCATTATTTTCAATAAAATACTTGAATTGTTCTGATTCTTCCAGCTTCCAATTTGATTGGATTGGAAACAATCGATGTTGAACCGAAGTATTGCACCGATTTAATATATCACTTGTTTCTAATGCATCATACTCTGCANTTTCTTCTAATAATTCATTCATATTGTCCTTTATTAATTTAAATGTACCTTTATTGTATCAGAACTAAATAAACTGTCAAGCTTTTTGTTGACTAATTTACAAGACAATAACTAAATTGTTATTGTGTAACCAGTGTATCATGTTACTCAATATATTGTCAAGCTTTTTTTTACATTTGTTGAAAATAAATTGATAATTAAAAAAATAGATGAACAAACAAATGGAAACAAATGTAAACATGTGGCATGCGATGTGCATACCCAAGTGAACAAATGTTGCCGAGTGCAATGCAATTGGTGCACCAAGTGGAAACATTTGTTAACATTTGTCTGCAACACATCAACACATGCGCACATAGTGATATGTAAAACTTTTGGAAACATTTGTTGCAAAGCGGGAAAAAAAAGTTGGCAAGGGGTAAAAGGCTCGCGGCCCTATAGCGTAAGGGTAACGCATTTTTTTGTCAAAATGTCCGTACAAATGTACCCAAATGTAATAAAAAGTGAGTACACACATGTACTAAGTAGGAACCTACACACACAAAGGTATCCATTTGTTATATGTGTACTCACTATTAACCTTCCCCTATACCTATAATGTCCAATATTAATTCCACATAGGGTAACTATTGGTCTCATTAGGCTTATTTAGTGGGTTAATTGCGTTTGCCATGAACTTTTCTAACTCCATATCCAACAACTCTTCCTTTCTATCTGACATTTTTATGTCAACATCAGCCGCCATTTGTTCTACCCAGTAGCTGACAGCCATACTTAGTACGTCTAATCTATCATCATGAACCAAAGCACCCTTCTCTTTTGTGATTCTAGTCATCTGATGAGCAAGCATGTACCTACTTTGCAACTCAGGTGGGTAGTGTTGGACGGATTGGTAGTCTCTTTCCAAGGCTTTCTGGTCAATAACAAGTCTATGTTGATTCATTACTGGTTCTAGAGTGTCCACAATTCTTCTTTCTTTCTGGATATTGTGTCGGACTTCCTCTATTGTACAAGGGTAAATCTTAGTAAGCACAGGTTTAAGTAGTTCAGAGAACATACCATCACCAAAGTTTGACTCAATCAACACTTGGTTAACCAAATACTTCCTAGCTATCACACTTAAGGCTTCTAAAGTATTACTTGAGTATCCTCCTGTGATACCACCGAAGTCTATGACATAGAGTGTACCATTAAGCATCTTAACTACTGCATAGGCAGTCTCATCTTTACCTCGTCCACTAGGGTCTATAGCTAGTACTGACCCAGTATAGTTAATATANTNGCCCACTATTTGCATAGGAGGGTAGAAATAATCGCCCGGAAGTCCTACATTNGGTATGTCAATNATTTTATCTTTAGATCTCCCCCACACCACTTTCTCTGGAGCCTTATCATTATCTATATCCATAACCATTAGATCCTCTAGTTTAAGAGGGTACCTATCGGCATCAGACAAGGCTGTGTCCAACATAAACTGAAGTGCAAAGCCAGAGCGTCCATAACTAAGTTCTCTTTCAGTCAGGTCTTGGTCGTCAAACCTAAGTGGATCAAGTGGTTTTCCCTCTTCTTCTCCTTCTTTAAGCTTCTGCATTACAATAGGAGCAAGTTTACCTGCGTATTTATCAGGATTCTTAGGTACTCTTGAGGGCCAAATCAGGGGCTTATAGCCTCTCTCTGGTAATGTTTCATATAGGCTCATCTCGGTCTGAGGTGTACCTAAGTATATCACTCGTCCATCAGGTTTCAGGATTGCGTCAAACTCTTTAACAGCTTCACTGATTTTGTCTCTCATGGTTTGAGTCATGGAGTTATTAGGAATCTCCACATCATCAGCAATGATTATGTCAGCACGGCTACCAGCTAATTGACCTGTGATACCTGCTGACTTAACGGATGGACTGTGTGAGGCTTTAGCTGGCCCAACATCGAAAGAGATCTTGCTCTGTCTCTGGGAACCCTTTGGCATCAAGTGTTGCAGTAGCGGCATCTCTGTTATGAGCCGCATGGTGAAGGTGCTAAAGTCATCTGCTCTAATCTTAGAAGCTGAGACCACAAGTATTTTAACTTCAGGATTCAACAGTAGTTGGTGACATGCGTATGCACTTGTGATATAGCTTTTACCTACACCACGAAAGGCTTCTATAACTATTCTCTTTTCGTCATAATCCTGTAGGTACTGAGCTATGTCATACTGAACAGGAGTTGGCTCTGGTAATCCTAGGTGTTCCCACACCACAAAAAGGAAGTTACGGAAGTCTTGGATCAATTCTGACTGTTGTGTGTACATTAGATTACCTTATATAGTGCTCAGATC